GGCGAAGCTGGCGATGGCCGGGCTTGCGACGGGCGTGGTCGCTGTCGGTGCGGCCATCCTCAAGGTGACGCGGGACGTGGCCCGCCACAACGACGAGATCGCCAAGATGTCGCTGCGGATCGGCGCCAGCACCGAGGCGCTGTCCCAGTATGAGTTCGTCGCCAAACGCTCAGGGATTGAGTTCCGCACGCTGACGATGGGCTGGCAGCGCATGACCCGCCGCATCAGCGAGGCGGCGAAGGGCATGGGCGAAGCGCGGGGCGCGTTGAAGGAGTTGAATCTCAGCGCCGCCGCCCTCAACGGCCTGGCTCCCGAGGATCAGTTCGAGGCTATCGCAGACGCCATGCAGGGCGTTAGCGGGCAGGCCGACAAGGTTCGGCTTGCGATGAAGCTGTTTGACTCCGAGGGCGTGGCCCTTGTCCAGACGATGGAAGGCGGCGCTGCGGGCATCCGTGCCGTGAGGGAGGAGGGCCACGCCCTCGGAGTAACCCTTACCGGCGAGGCTGCAGCCGCTGCTGTGGCGTTTCAAGACCAGATTACCAATCTGACAGAGAGAGTCAACGCGCTCAAGAAGGCGTTTGCCGAAGAGCTGATAGTAGAACTCGGCAACTTTGAGGGTGCCATCGGCGGGCAGGGGATGAAGGAGGCTTTCGGCAATCTTGGCGGGTGGATGGGGCACTTGATGAAGCGGACTGCCACGTTTGTGAATATGCTGCAGGCCATATCTGATGGTCGATTGGGCGATGCGGTACAAGCAAACATGGCCGCGATGGAAGCCGAGGGGGAAAGTAGAGGGGAGCAGATTTCTAAACCGGGTGGAGGCACGTCGCCGTGGTTCGCGTGGTCGCCGATAGACACACCACGTCCACCCGGACCCGACCCCAGCCGCACCCCGACAGGCGACTTCACGCCCACATCCTCGCCGACGCTCTTCGGCATGGATGCAGTCGATCCGGGCAGCCTTATTCGGCCGGCACAGCAGCGCCGCATCGAAAGACCCCTGTCTCCCCTGCGTAGTATCGGCATGAGCCGCGTGTCATCGGGCGATATTCGTGCCGGCGAGGTAAGCGGAAAAGGCTACGGTCTCGGCTTTCGGCGGGGCCTTGAGGGCACCGCGGGAGAACGCGCCGGGGCACAGGGCGGGACGATCCTGGGCATGTTGGCCTTCGGCAGGACCGGCGACTCCCAGGCCGTTATCGACCGCCTGTCCGACAAGACCGGCGACCAAGCAGGTAAGAAGGCGCTGCAGGGCTGGCGAACTCGCATAGCGAAAGACGGCGATCAGGACATCGTCTCGCCGTTTGGCGACGTTGCCGGGGATGCGGGCGACCTGTTCGTCGAGAACCTCGAGGTCGCTCTGACTATGGGCCTGGCTGAGTTCATCCTCGAGGGTGATCTCGGGGGCGCGACAAAGACGTTCGGGGCAACGCTGGCAGCCGGTATGGTGGTGGACGCCGCCGCCGTATTGTCAGAGGGGATCACCAGAAGGCTGGGCGATGCTTTCAAGGAGGGCGGCTTCGCTCAGGAAGGTCTGGTTTCCGTTGGTCGAGACATCGGCGGAGGCTTGAAAACCGGAGCAAACTTCGCCCTCGAGACGCTGGAGATGCCGGCCAGCTTCGCAGAGATGTTTGGCCCAGAGGGATCGGTGGGCAGGGGTGTGATGACCAGCCTCGGCAATGCGCTGACAGGAGCAGTGACGGGCTTTGCTATCGGCACCATGCTCGGCGACGAGATCACCGCACATGCGACAGCCATCGGTGGGGCTTTGGGTGGGGCGTTCGCCGGGCCTGTCGGTGCTGTCATCGGGCAGATTGTCGGTGCCCTGTCGTCAAAAATGCCTGTTGTGGGTGAGGTGTTTTCTGACCTCTTCGGCCTCACCTCAGATAAAGAAAAAGACCTCACCCGGGATCTCGGCATGGACATCCAGGCTTTCGGCGGCCTGGAAGGATTCTTCAAGCGTATCGGGGGGATTTCCGGTATCAAGGGTGCTCGGGCCAAGGCCGTCGTAAGCGAGTCGGGATCAGAGGCTTTGCAGAGGCTTATGCGCCTGCAATTCGGTGCGACGCAGGAGCAGGCGTTCGATGTTGCCCGCGTCTTGGACATTATCGCGCTCAACAAAGGCCAGATGGGGGCGATTGGCGAAATAGACATCCCGGGAACCCTTGCCGCAGAAGGGGTAGGCGGTATCAGGTCGTCAAGGTCTGAGATCCGCAACGTGCTCGCCAGTATTGGGATCAGCGAGGATGATATCAATACGATCTTTGCCGGGAGGGTAAGCACTCCAGTCGTCGATTCTGGGGATATTGTACGTAGTCCCACAGAGGGGCCAGGAGGTACCGCAACTCAAAACCTTATTGCTGGCGAGGATGGCTGGTGGTACAACATGCTCGGCCAGCGTGTAAGGCGTATAGAAGAGCCCGACCCACATCCCAGCGGCGGCACTACATTCGAGGATTTTTTCCGCGAGTCAGATGTCGCACCGCAACGACGACGACTCAGCATCAGCGAGGGCCGGGACGCTCGATCCGCCGGGTATATGTCGATTTGGGCCGAGAACCTGGGCGCGACTCTCGGCAGCACCAAGGCCCGCAACATCTTCAACCTGATCGACTCTGCCGGGCAGGATCAGGGCGCCCGGCAGTATCTCAGCGAGTTCTACGACATCGTAGCGGCTCGAGGTTATCACGGGACGGTCAACCGCCCGACGACGATCCTGGCCGGCGACCGTGGCCCCGAGCGGGTGGACATCACGCCCGGAGGTGCGGGCTTCATGGGCGGCGCCAGCGGCAGCCGGGGCACGGTGGTGCATTTCAACGTCAACATACATGCGCTCGACCCTCGAGGCGTGCGCGAACTGATGGAGGGTGAAGTCGGCGACATGCTGATCGAGCGCATCCGCGCATCGTCTGAGCGTGGAGAGACGGTGATTTATTCTACCGGCGTAACCACGCCCCCGAGCGTGTAATTATGGCTTTCCGCATCCTCTACGACCCGGCTTCAGACCTTTCGACGGTCAGTATTTCGTCGAGGAGCGACGGCTCAAACCACCCCGACGACAACGCCGTCAAGGCGAGCGTCGGCAAGGTATGGCGCACCGATGGAGATCAGGCGGAGTGGATCAAGTTTGATCTCAACGACACGACGAAAAAGGTAGACTGTGTTTCGATCCTGGCGCACAACCTGACCGCCGCCGCCACGGTGACGTTTGAGGGCAACGCGTCCGACTCGTGGGGGTCTCCTACGGTTGATGAAACGCTGGCCGTGACGACAGACAGCGACGGCAGCGTGATCGACCGCATCACCCACTACTTCACGCAGGCCACGCTGCGGTACTGGCGGGTGGTCATCGACGATCCGGACAATCCCGACACCCACATACAGGTGGGCCGCATCATGTTCGGGGAGTATTACGACACGACCCGCGACATCACGGCGGATCTGCGCGTCGAGACGCTCGACCCGAGCGAGGGGGAGAAGGCGCCGGGCACGGTCCATGACATCACCGAAAAAGCGGCATTCCGGCGCATCCGCACTTCGTTCGCCTTCGTCTCGCAGACGGAGACGGACAAGTGGGCGGCGATCTTCAAGCGCATCGGCAACAACGATCCGGCCTTGATCTGCTGGGATACGACCAGGGCGACGAAGGACTCGGCCTACGTCTATATGATCACGCCCCTCAATCTCGCCCACCAGTTCAGCTTTTTCTACGACATTGCTGCCATTGTGTGGGAGGAAAAAACGAGGTAGGTCGTGGCTCTCGACATTACCAGATCGACCCGCGATTGGCACGTCCTGCTCGAGATCACCCTCGACAGCGGCACGGTGCGGTATGCCGACGACAGTCTGGCGATGAGCGACGGCACGGCATACGACGGCAGGATCGCCTCTATCCCCGTCCTGCGGCTCTCTACGGGCGCCCTGCTCGATCCGCGGCTTATATCCCCCTCGCTGACGATTGCCCTCTACGACGCCGACAGCACCGTCAGAGACAGCACTGACAGCGAGGAATGGGGCAACCGGGTCGTCGCCATCAAGATCGGCCAGGGCACCACCATCGGCGACTATGAAACGGTGTTCACGGGCGTGGTGCGGTTTCCCGGCGGCATTGTGTGGGATGCCACCACCCTGCGGTTCGGCGTGGACGATATTCGCAGCAAGGACAAGATCGCGCTGCCGGCCAATCGGCTCGACCCGGCTACCTACGCCAACATGGAGAGCAAGAGCCAGTATCTGCCCATCCCGCTGGTGTACGGCGACTTCCAGACCGCGGCAGGGGGCGGGGAAAAACTGCCGGCGTATCAGATCGACTCGACAGCTGGCACGGGCGGCAAGTTCAAGATCGCAAGTCACGCCCTCAAGAGCATCCAGAAGGTGTGGAACGACACGACCGACATCACCAGCAACTGCTCCCTCGATGCCGCCAACGGGGAGTTTACGATCACGACCGGCACCTACGATACAGCAGCGAATACGGTCACTGTCAACGTCCAGGGCGCCACCGACAACGGCACCACTGGCGGCACGCTGCTGCAGTCGCTCCCTGACATCCTCGACGACGTGCTGCAGACGCACATGAGCGTGGCTTCCGGCAATATCGACTCGACGGCGTTTGCAGCATGGGAGGCCGAGCTGGGCACGGGTGATTACGGCCGGCGATGGATCGGCGCAGAGGTCAGCAGTGACGACCTGATCCGCGACCTGCTGCTGGAGGGGTTCGCGGACATCACCATTGAGGACGGCAAGTACAAACCGGTGTATCGCATCGTCAACGCCGCCAGCGGCTCGGACGCCTACCTGTCAGCGCATATCAGGGAGCGCGGCGATACGACCAAAGACTTCACCGTGCAGCGAGATCCCGAGCGGATCTTCGCCAACGAGATCGTCGGCGACTACCGCTACGATCCTGCTGGCAGTGCTTACGCTGTGACGTACGCGAAAAAGAACGCCGCCAGCATCGCCAACCTGGGCACGACGAAGCGGCGCCGAATGCAGTTCTCCTGGCTGTACGTGACGGCCGGCGCGGAGACGCGGATCGACCGGGAGGTGTTTCTGTTCTCGACGGAGCCGGAGGTGCCCACTATCGGCCTCAATGTCTCTGCAATGATGAAGGGCACGACAGACCAGTTTCTGCTGACGCACGACAAGTTCACCGATGCGCCTATGCAGATCCGCACCATCAGCCTCGACCTGTTGCAGAAGCGGGTGACGGCGACGTGCTGGAACATGGCCCGCCTGGCTCCGGGGCGGTGGATGGGCAGCACAGCACCGACATGGTCAGCTGCAACAAACACAGAAAGGCAAGAAAGTGGATTCTGGACAAACTCCGCAGGAAGGGCAGATGCAGCAAATGCCAACTCGACCGGATCTGTCTATTTCTGACGCTGTAGAACGGCCGCGCCTGGTGTCCGTCGCGTTCGACGTGGACAGCGTAGACGTGGAGGACATCACGCCCTACGCCGACGCTCCGAGCGACGTGCAGCTCGAAATCCTGGCGGTGCGCCGCACGGTGGGGTCGCTGTTGTCGGCCCGCGAGGAGATGGATGCAATGGCCGACATCCACGAAGCGGACGCCGAGGAAGCCGAGAGCAAGGTTGAAAGCGACGAGCGGCTGACGCCGATCCAGCGCAAGGCCACGGCAGCGCAGGCTCGACGGTCGCACATCATGGCAGACCGGTGCCGTTTCCAGAAGCGGCAGAACGAACTCGAGATCATGGCCCACCTGGCGAGAAAACAGGGATAGGTAACACCGATGGCTTGGACAGCTTCACTTGACGTTTCGGTGGGTGACGCCACCAAAGAAACAGACTACGACCAACTCGTTGCTAACGTGGAATATCTGCAGACGCTGTCCAACGCGGAGCACAATTTCCATATCAGCACCGGCACGGGCTACCACAAGGCGATGACGGTGGCTGGCACCATGACGGTCGGCGTCAATGACGCCGGCTATGACGTGAAGTTCTGGGGCGACACTGCCGACAAGTCCATGCTGTGGGACACGTCTGCCGACAAGCTCATCATCACCGGGGACGCCCAGTGTACGGGCACGGCTACGGGGTTTGGTGGAGGAGTTATCACCGCCCTGAATAATGCTACCGCGAATGAATTGGTTACAGTCGGCGCGACCACGACTGAACTTGATGCGGAGGCCAATCTGATATTTGATGGCAATATGATGTTTATAGGCGAGGCGGCTGCAAGTGGAACGCAGACCAACGCCAACATGACCACCGGCCTGACGATCAATCAGGAAGGGGCTGATGATAAGTTGATAACCTTTAAGTCCAGCGATGTTGCCCACGGGTTCACCGGGGTCGCGGAGACTGATAGTTATTTGACCATCGGCAAATACAACGCGACCACGGGTGGAACTTACATAAATTCCCTCATGGAAGACACTTCGGTTAATACCTGTTTTGCTATTGACGCCTATGGGGGCGTTGCTTCCACCACGCACAGTTCTGCGGCTGTTGGTCTATTCGATTGTTATGTGTCAGAACATGATGGCGCTAATGGAAGTGTCGATATTGCCGCCAATGGAATGGTCTACACCTTCCGGGGCCGCGTGGGCAGCGGCAACCGCGCCTTGTTTGGCATTGACGAAGACGGCGACTTCCAGTACGACGGCGCAGACGGCGGCGCATGGGACTTATTCGACGATGCCCAGATTTGCCGAGCCATGCAGAACCAGACCGCACAGCCCGAGACTCTCGTCCGCAGCAAGTGGGACGACATGGTCACGTACAACCGGGAGACACTGGAAGAGATCGGCGTTCTTGGATCAGTGACCCCCGAGGATCGCGCAGAGGGTCACGCTGGCCTTGTGAACGGCTCACAACTTCAGCGCGTTTTCATGGGAGCGCATTGGCAGGCATACTGCGACCGACAGGAACTTCGCATACTGATCGAGAATAAAGATTTGCGGATTACCGCACTTGAAGCGCAAGTACAGAATCTGTTGGAGAACTGACATGGCACTCATCGTAAGTGTACCCCTGCAAGGGGATTTCGTGGCCGCAGGGTGCTATGTCCGCATCGGTGTGGTCGATGTGGTGAAAAAAAATCGCAGTGACGGCACGTTCTACGCTTGTGCTGATTTAGCGGTGTATAAAGATGCTGCGGAAGCCGCCAGAGTGGCTGATGGGCAGTTAATCGGCCAGACGTTAGTCAGCCCACAAGTAGACCGCGTCAAAGCGACCGGCGTAAACATCGACAACAACATCCATCAGCAGTTATACGCCAAACTCAAAACCGACTTGACCGCGGCTTCAATCACCTGGGCAGAGGAATAACGAACACCGAAGAGATCCAGGCCGCGGCCGAGATTACAATGGGAGTAAATTAATAATGGATTTTCTAACGACAGCATTCGACGCCGGCAAGGAGCTGGTCGCCGGCAACTACATCACCACGGGGTTAATTGTGGCTCCGTTTGCAATGCCCAACGCTCTGCTTGAGAAGGTGTTTCACGGCCTTGGAGTTGCCCTGTCTACGGTCTTGCGGCAGAAGGCCGGACCTGACGCGGAGCGGCGCATCGAGGGATACCTCACCGGCACCATCGACGCGATGACGACCGGCCTGAAGAAGGGTATGGCGGAGGGCGAGTGACGAAAGAAGCAAAGGCGGGCATCGGCAGCGCCGCCGGGTTGGGCGTCGCGGCCAGCGGGACGAAAGAGGTGCTCGATTGGCTCTGGGAAATCATGCGATACGAAGACCCGTTTCTCTATGATTTCCTCCACCTCGATCCCGTTGACGCCGGAATCATGGCGATGATCACGTCCTTTTTTGTCTGGATCGGCGGCCGAAAAAAATGACGGAGGCGGTGACGTTCACCCAGGCGATTGCCGCCTCCGGCATCCTTGTCACCGCGATCGGCACGTTCGTGGGCGCCAGTCACCGCAGCCTGGCCGTCAGGCTGGATCGGCACAGGCAGGGACAGGACCGGCTGCGTGATGACCTCTTCATCATACGGGGCGAGGTTAGTGCTCTGAAAGATCACGTGCACATGCAGAACGGGCGCACGGACCGCGCAGAGGCCGACCTGCGCGATCTGCGGGTCAATCTGCATACTGAGGTGCACGATCTTACACAGGCGACCACGGAGGCTCTGAGGCGGCTTGACGGGATGCAGTGAGATTCTGCGGCGTTAAATAAGGAGCGCCGCAGTGGCCGGCCCTTGCGGGCTGGGGAGAGGAGGGGCTGCCAAGAGGGAGTGGCAGCCCCTCCATTTTTAGGTTGTCCCCCGAAGATGGGGGACAATTCCCCCGAAGATGGGGCCGCAGGCAAAGTGCGGGGCTCTACGTGGGGTGCAACGCGGGCTTTTTGCGGGGTGTGTGGGCTCTATGTGGGGTGCAATGCGGGCTTTTTACGGGGTGCAGCGCCAGAAAGCGTCGGGCTTCCTGGGGCCTCCCGGGGCGTATCCAGATGAATAATCGAAGAACACCGCGCAGGGCTGCCGAGGTAGCATCTTTTGGGGAGCTACGTGGGCATTATGATACGCTGGTCAAACAGCTGGACGAAACCAGCGCCGCGCTGCGCCTGGCGCGTACGAGCCACCGGGGGGATCGGAGGGAGCTGGAGGACTCTCGAACCAAGGTGGAAAAGGCTGAACAAATCGCCATTACCCTGACCGCAAAACAAAAAGCTGCTGACGAAGCGAAAAGCGCGGGGCTGTGGAGTGGGATGGCAGGCGTGGCGGTTACCTTGTTATACGAAACGTGGAAAGTTATCGGTTTTCCGGGTGGGTATAAATGGATGGCGTGGTGGAATCACGAGGCGGTTTTCGGAATCTTGATGTGGATCAGCACGTATTGCTTTGCAATGGCGTACAAATTATCTCGGGAGCACAATACCTGAACGGGGGGTCAGACAGTGAGAATTACGTTCGAGGAGTTTGACCCCCCCCTTCTACAACTGGGCCGGCCATCCCCCCTGGGAATATATCCATCCTGGGCTCGAGATACCCTTTCCTGTGTTATTGACCCACAGAAGCGCAGGAAAGGTTATCTTTTTGAGTCCGGGGCGTTTGCGTAGACACTGAGTAGATGGCCTTGGCTGAATATCGCCGTAAACCTATAATGGCGCTGCACTTTTCAGGTGAGGCGTCCAGTACATCATGAACTGCGACCGGGCATACGCAGGAGTGCGCTCAGTCGAGCAGGAGGTGCCCGCCCGGGCAGGCTGTGTACTCACCAGACCTCCCTCGTTGTCTCGTTTGCGTAGACGCTGAGTAGATGCGACTTATCGCAGCCACCAGATGGTTCCACAGTGCCACCGTCGGCGGCGAGTAGAAAAGCCGATGCGCCATTTCCGTGATTCTTCTGTTGTGCCGAGAAAGAAGAAGAAATTTAGCTTCAAGATGTAGAGATCCCACATTCGGACATCCCCCATGTTGGCATATTCGGCACGGCCGAACCACCACTCCCAGCAGATGTCTTCTCCGTCGTAATTGTTCGCATATACGTGTTTCACAGTATACAATCCTTTCACCGGCCCCGTGGTCGCCCTCGAGTCTCATCCTTGTTGACCATCCGGCGCAGCCGTTGCAGGTTGCGCGGCGAGTATCGCCGGCCGTTGCCCTCGATGTGTCCGATCGAGTTTCGCTTTGCCTGCTGCTGCACCCACCGGACTGACATATCGAGCAGCACTGCGATCTGCTCGGTGCTGTAGGTTGGGGCGAGGTTCATATCATCACCTTCGCCGCTGCTTTGACTTCGGCCCGGTTAATCTCTGCCGCTTTGCGGTTAGCCCACCGTAAGGCGTGGGCGATGGCGTCTGAGTAGACAGCGTAGAAGGTGTGCCGGCGCGATCCCTTGCCACCCGTTGACTGCGTGGAGAGGACGTACCCAGTACTGCGAGCGTATGTGTTCGGGACGTCCGACAGGCCAGCCCAGCGAACTT